CCAAACCCTTCCTGTTAGTGATTCAATCCTTTGGTCTTCGATCACATTAAAGTTTATTCTGTATTCAGATATGATGTTTTCTTTTAGCTTGCTTTTAGTTACACCACACATATTAGCCAGTTTTTCACGCTTCGCTATGAAATCCTCAGCCCACGCATTACATAATCCTTTCAGATTAGGCATGAAACTATCCCACATTAAGTGAGATAGCTCATGATATAATGCTGTCTTCCTGTCTATACATTTTTCCATTGGTTTGCATATGTTTATGATGTATCCTTGCTTTTTCTTCTTGTTAGGACATACCCAATTAGTACCCTGTGAGTACGTTAGGTCTATGCTTATGGCTTTGACATCTTCTATAATGTTTGCACGTTTCTTGAAGTATTCCTGATGTGATAGATATTCAGTTTTCATATCTTTTTCTCCGATTCTTTCAGTACATAGTTGATATAACTATATGCTTCAAGTTTTCCTTCTACCTTAGCAAGTTTAGCACCTATATCAGCTAAACCTAAGCCATCATCTCGGTACTTACGAGAAACATCTAAGAGATGTTCCTTTTCTTTAATACAGTCGGCTATATTTCTGTCAATATAGCTATGGACATGAGTATTGGTTTCATGTATGTGTCGTGTGTGGAAAGTCATTTCTTCTTCACCCATATACCAGCAATTAGTATGGTAAGTTTGAGTGTTCTTGTTTCTGGTATTAGTTTTACACTGTCAATGAATGCGTATGGATAATCTTTTCTCAAATTACTCAGTGCGTCATATGACATTGAACTTACATGTGCATAAGCCCTTATGAATGATTCGTATGGTTTGTGATTGTGATGTCTATACATTATGCCAATGTTATCAAGTTCTGCAATACCAAAGTGTTTCTCTACTGTACTTCTGAATTCTTCCTTAATTGATTCATCAATTAGGTCAAACTTCTCTTCCTTTATAAGATATTCCTTAGAAAACCCTACAACTTCTGAGTCTTGTTGTGTCATTTATTTGCCTCCTTATTGATATCATCATACCAGCCATTAGATAAACCGCCTGTATATCCAGCCTCTACTAGTATTTTGTTCCATTCTCTTAGTACCTTACGTATGCCTTCTAGTCTTTCTTCACATGTCTTAGTCATTGTTCTTTACCTATAACCCTAACGGTCTTACCCTTAGGGAAATTCACAATGGCTTCTAGTATTATTTTATTTAATTGTTTTCTCATCTTAGACACCTATATAGAGGAATGAGGTCTATTTTTTCTGTGAAAGTGCCGTACAGATGACAGCCTGAAAGGGCTGCGTCTTACCTGTATGTATACGAGTACGCTATTGAGCAGGCTTATTACCTGTATCAATATGTATCAACCTCGTTCTTATCTAAGAATTGTTTCAACTCTTCTTTATCCATAGGCAGTATGTCCTCACGCCTAGCTTGAAAGAAGTCGTGGTACATATACCCTAGTGTGTCAAGCATAGTGCTTCTGGTTTTCTCATACGTATAAACCTTCGATTGTTTTATTGTAGGTATTGGTTTCATTATATTATGTTCAGTACCCTTACTGTCTTTCCATACATGATCTAGTTCTTCATCACTGTAAGTGCCACCATCTTTAAGGCGATAGTAATCTAATGCCATATTGATATCATCTACCCAGCCATTAAAGAATTTCTTAGACTGTTCAAGCATTGATATGATATGCTTCTCTTGTTTTCTTATGCTATCGTTAGCATCTTTGTTAGTCATGTCTATGCTTCCAATGATAGTTACACCATTCATCAATGTCATACTCTGTATCTTTATTACAGCCAGTGTGTTTACAGATCATGCCTCTTCCTCATAGATAAGTAATGCACGTTCGAACTCACCCTCATATTTATCGTTGATGATGTATTGAAACTCATACTTCACATCAACTATCTTACGCATGTTGTTTGCCTTAAGAGGTTTATCAATGAATGTATTAATCTGTTCGTCAATAGGAATGGTATTCATATGCGTAGGTGGTTTCTCTTGATCCCTTAACTTAGGGAAGAAGAGTTTAACCTTACGGATTGGTTGTCGCATCATAGGTTAACACCGAATGTATCTTGTGCGCTTGTCTTAACAAACTCACGTTCAGTTGAGTCACCATACTTCACGAGCAAACACGTATGAATGCTACGTTTAAGTGTTTGTACTGCGTCTAAACCTTTCTTGTTCCACATTCTATATACCCCAGTAAACTGTACCACATCTCTTGGTGATAAGACATACTCAACATCACCCTTAACGCGTGAGCTGTGTGTGTCTTGCACTAACTGTAGTAATGGATCAATTACTGTTGACTCAGGTATGTCTGTCCAATCAACTAATGAACGAAGTTCACTGCTTGATGGGTAAGACCAGACATCACCTATAAATCTAGATCGCATGTCTTCTGTCAATTGATTAACACCTGCATAATAGCTTGGATTCATTGAGGCAATCAGAACTAATGTGCTGTCCTCATTCAATCTAAACTGCTTGTTGTTTGCTACTATCATACGCCTGTCATCAGCGATAGGATTAATTATCTTCTGGACTTCAGGCTCTAATGCATTGATCTCATCTAGATATAGGCATGCTTTCTTGAACTTGTTTGCGCATAGTATTGCGCGTGGTAGTATGCCTAGATCAAAGTAAGATCCATTCTCATTAACTTGGTATCTACCTAACAGATCACCGACTCTTGTTCCACTAGAACATGCATAAAATACTAGGTGTGTGTTTGTTTCGTAGTTAACATCATAAACGCACAGTGTTTTACCTAAACCTTTGTCGCCCTCAATTAGATAAGGGTATGGATTGTCTTGATTAAACTGTTCAAGTAATTTCTCACGCTCGTCATTAAGTTCAACATATGTACCCCACTTGAAAGGCTTGTACTGATCATAGTCTATCTCACCAAACTCACTCACATTAGATGTAGTGTGTGCAGTAGTAGGTGCTGTAGTTGTAGGTGTTGTAGTAGTAGGTACTGTTTGTGGTTGCTCTAATGATGAGAAGTCTATCTGACCTGTTGTCTGTTGTTCAGGTGGCTGAGTCAAGCCCTTAATATATGCTAAGAACTCAGGATCTCTTACTAACTCAATGTAATGCTTTGCTCTCTCTTCAGCGATAGACTTGCGCGCATAGTTATTGCGTGCTATCTCTCTTGCCTTTACAGTTAGATCGTATCTTATATCTTCGGTCATTTTAATCACGATCACTCATGATATCTTCTGCTTCCACTTCAATACATACAGTATACTCATCAATCTTATGACAATGAGTACACTCTATCTCTACTTCGCCTTCAACTTCCATGATTATCTTCCCACTCTCTACGTTCACGCTTGTATGATTTGTGATGTTCTCTCATCTCATTAACCTTTGCGTCAAGAGTAGTTAAATTGTTGGTTGCTTCATGTGCTATTATCTCACACGCATCACGTATCTCTTGTGTCATATACTTATTGAACGCACCATTAGGTAAGTTCATTCGTTTGGTAATGTCATGTGATACGTTAGCCATGTATGTAGCTGCGATCTTCTTAGTAAAGTCCTTCGCTGCCTCATTAGGTGCTGACTTGTCAGCCTGACAAATAATTTGTCCAATCATTTCACCTACACAATTAAGATATCCAAATACGAATGAAGCAAACTCTTTCTGAGTAACAGCCTCAACTTCATCACCCATTATATTAGTGGTCATTGATCAATCACCTTAGCCAATGTTTCAATACTAACCATGAGATGATCGCGCCTATCTAATAACACGTTCACATTATCATGTGTTAATGTATTATTTGCTGGCAAGTTGTCTCTAAATATAGACTCTGCCATAAAATGTATGTGCTTAAGTTCTTTCTTTAAGTAATGCTTTTCGATTGTACTTAAAGTCATCTCAATCACGCTACTGATTGTCTTATATTATGTGCTTAATCTATACCATCACCCTCCTTGATGCACTTAGAAGTGCTACATAATATGAACTGATTACACCGTTCATCATAAAAAAGGGTAGAGAAAGAGGCGCTACTTTATACCTCTCCCTCAATTGTACTGATCTCATCTCACTCTCACCATTACATACGCATTGGGATCATCAAAGTCTAGACCTACAATGTGTGTGATGGTCGTAAGATACTTAGGAGTGGGCTGATCAATGGCACGCCTGATGAATACCACACCCATACTCCTAAGTCTGTCTTTATCTATGTGCAATAGCGTGATGTGCTTCTTAAAGCCAAACCTTAATGGATTTGTTTCCATAAACTGATTCATGCCATCAATAGATTTGTTCAATCTATCTACCTCATCATCAAAGGCAGTTGCGATTGCATAATTACTCCTGTAATCACGCATGAACTTAGCAACGTTCCTTATGACACGCTCAATTCTTTTCAGTTTGTTTTGTTCACGCCTACTCTCACTCATAGATATGAGATCAGGGATACCCAATAGATGACAGGCTTCTGTCCTTGCCTTATCATACTCGTGGGTACTTACGCGTCTGCCTACACATGACATAACATCTGCCATAGTTGTAGGCATACGCCTGATTGTTTGTTGTTTACTGGTCATTATCTATAACACTCCACTTAACTAATTTCATAAAGGGATTCATTCCATTGTCATTAACGAATACACCATTAGCATTAGGCATTACAGCCTCGCGTAGCCTATTTAATCGTTTGTTTTCCTTATCAATACTTATGATAGCGCGTTGGGTGTTGCGCTCCCTATTCGTATCGATTACAGCTACCTTACCCTTGCATATGATAACACGTTTATTGTGCATAGTATATCGCTTACTAACTGTCTTACCGTTAACCAAACGGATTTCTTTCCTCACTCGATCAATTAAAGGCGACCTATATGAGTTGGTCATAGTAGTACGAGGATTGTTAGTCATCAAAAAAACAATGTTCGCTACTTTTATAAAAGTGTATCGTTTCGTGCCTAGCTCGTGCCTAGCTCCAAAACAACAGATTCTATAGTATAGTCACACGCGTAACATAATAAGCACAGCACCAACAGTAGTAGTAGTATGCGTAAGCATTAGGCGTAAGCCTACGTGTGTAGGCGTAATCCTATGTTATCGTTATGGTTATTGTTATATATTACATGTATTTGATTAATAGAATCCCCTATGATACAGCATATATACGCGTAGGATACACGTAATAGTAATTAACATAGATACACATACATTATGCGTAAACAGGAACGAACTTGCACACTCATACACATACGCGCGTAGGGTAATATAATATAATATAATAGTATTATAGTATAATAATAATATATAGTAGTAGTATAGTATAATAATAATATATAGTAGTAGTATAATAATAGTAGTATTAATAGTGTACACATAGGGTATGCGTAAGAGATTTGCGCTGACCAGTACCCATAGCCCTAAATTATTTAGTTTAGGTTCGAAGCGCTTATATACTCAGCTTATATACGTGAACCATTCAGGATCTCTTACTCATACGCCACGTAAGGTAGGTAGTGCAGCAGGAGGAGGACATAACATACTCAAATAGTTCGTGCTTACGCGCGCGTACCCTAAGGGATAGATATTTCATGCGTAAATAGGCACAAAGTTATGACTCTATATACGCATACGCGTAAGGTAATATAATAATATAATATACTATTAATATAATAATAATATTAAATATAATATATAAATAATAATAATATAATACTAGTGTACAAAATTAGAGGGATAATATAATCATACGTATGCTACGTTCGTATCTCGTAGGCTCATACGTATGCGCGCTTATAGTAATACGCCTCGTAAGCTAGCTTACTAGTATTATTATAGGCGACTATTAACGGTGAGTTATGGACTCACGTACGACAATTCGTTAACTAAAATATATGTTAAAAGATGTTTAAGGTAAGCCTGCGACCTTGCTCAATGGGCGCAGGTTAACACACCTAATTACAGACGTGAGCTTGATGTTATCGCGCAATTAGCCTTAATTTCTTGCCATCTCTATAAAGAGCATGCTTAATTAGGTTTATAATATGTTAACTATAATTTGTTATTAGGTCTTACTGCCTGTTGGCTAAAGCCTAGGTCTTACTGCCTATGATATGGAATGAGTAAAAAGAAAGAGAATTGATAACTATTCCGCACTCGTTGCGTAATCTCTAGTTATCTGGTGTTAGGTCAATTATGACCGATTTCGTGTTTATCTTAAGACCATTTGCGGTAGCAAATGTTCTAAGAGACTCGAAACCTGCCTTATCTACAGTACGATAACCCGAAACTTTCTCAAGTTTCAAGCTACCTGATGCTACCAATTTGTCTATAATAGACTCACTGGCAACTTGTACCTTAATTTCAGGCATAACAGGTGAGATTTCAGTAGCAGTCACTAACTGAAAACCATACTTAGAAGCAAGCTTCTGAAGAAGGTTAACGTCAGCCTTACTGATGTTATTACCCATCAATTAAACAATGTTCGCTACTAATATATAAGTGAGTCGTTTTAACTAGTACGGTATTAAGTATTAAGTAAGTAGTAATATACCTTAGCGTACCGTAATCGCCCACTAAGTACAGTACGGTACGGTACTGACCTAGGTGAACATAGCGAAAATCCTATTTTAAGTAATTGAGGGGATACAGATTCCTTCCTAAACACGAAGGGAATTGGAGCCTTATTTCGTTTCTTTTTTCTTCTTAGAGTTCTTTAAGTTGACAAACCATCTTCTTATTGTGTACTTGCGAACATAGCTTGCAATAACGTACCAAATTGATATCTGTAACATTCCGAAAAATTCACCACTCTGAATCACATCTATATAAAAAGGGAGGATAGCATAGTTAAGCATAGTGGCAATAGCACAACCGATAGCAACGTCAAATGTTACCTCCAACGCAGAGCGTAGTTTGCTGTCCTTCTTCTTGTTAGATCCTCTAAGGAAATCCAGTGTAAACATGCTCATCAAGTTCATAATAAAGATAGGTTATATAAATGTTACGTGGATTAAGGTTTCTTCTCTTCGACTCTATCATCGTTATGAGCCTTATAAGTAAGACCAGATTGAGCGAGTGTACCCTGCAGTCTAAACAAACAACGCTCCAAACCCCTCTTGGAGTGTTCGCCTATGAGTTTCTTACAGGCAATACATACAATCTTTTCTATCTGTTTGTTACCGAACACTATCCATTCCCTCAACGTTTTATACCTGATCGTTCGTGAAAATTAGAACAGCATTTGCATTTATTCTTAATACATTCTTCCTCTAATCTACAACTACACATCCCACAATCGCAACCTATGTATATGGTCTTTGCACCTATATCCCCCTCGCCTGTTATCTTAAAGCCTTCAAATTTCATTATAATCCCCTAATACATCATCCTCTGGAAATGGATTTTTCTTAACTGGTTTTATCCTTTTTATTATCTTTATACGATTGCCTTTATTTGCCTTGTGGCTTATTCTCTCTATTGGCTTTTCAATCATCTTGTTAAATTTCTTCATCATCCCTTCTGTTCCAGACTCACGACAGCATGGATCATATTTCTGACAGTTAGGAAACATTGATTGAACAGGAGCTATAATATCATCATCAGGAAGATCATGTGTATTTTTACTTGCGACAGGTTTCTTATTCCAGATATCAGGTGAATCAGGCTTCTTATTCCAAGGTTCAGCTATCATATCACTCAGCACCTCTTCATATGTATTGAGATACACAGGTTTATCTTTCATTATCCAAAATGCGTATAGATGTCAGAATGTCCAGCGTATATATATAGAACATACGTTATCCATCCGATACCTATTATCGCTCCTCCTATTAGATATTTCTTCTTGTTTACTTTACCCATTCGTTATCACACTCATCGCACCAATATATCTTTTTCACATATAAACCTTTTGCCTGAACTATAAAGTCTGATTTACACTTTGGACATTTCATCTGCAAGCATCCCTCGTCATTAAAAATTCTTCCCAACTCTCATCTGCGTTTTTCTTATAACATTCATCACATAATCCAATATCCTTTAGCATTTGATGCTCACTGTCAATATCTGCATCACAGTGTTCACACTGCAATATATCTCGCCTTCGAATTTGTTCTTTGTCTAGCCTTGTTATAGTAAGGACTTCTGCACTTTCTGTTTGCACAACTCTTAGGATGTTCATACATGCTTACCCACTGATTGCCACATCTGTTACAGTTATGTGTATAGTATTTCTCAAATATCATTTGTCATACCACCATATAGTTATAGAATGAGCGCCATCCAAGTCAGGGTTTACATCTATATGTATATCAGGATCATCTTCTAAGAATTTCCTTACCAAATCAACATTGTACTTCATTCCATTAATACCCCTAAAAGTTCTTTTTCCAATTTTAATCTGTTCTCTCTTGACTGTACACTTAGAAGCTTGGCATATAAATGTTTTTTCCTTTGTTCCCTTTCGTTCCATGTGTGGAACTCTGCCTTAATGTCATCTTCAGCTTCCTGTTCTATCTTCTCGTCTATCATATCATTCATTGTTAATCGCCTTACCTCCATTATGTACTCCACAATCTACAGCAATTCTATATGCTCTTTTCTTATGGTTTAACCTAGGTAAAATAGATAAAACTCCATGACAGCAAGGACATCTTGAACCATTGTTACCCCATCCTTCGCCTTTTTTTATCCATAAAACACACTGTCTGCAATGCGAATGTGTAAAGAAAGGCATTCTTTGTGGTCTTTTCTTATACTGTGTCATTACATCACATATGTTTTTACATCCTTTCATATATTGTCCTCCAGCGTAGTCGCCTTATAATTGTGAAGTTTTCCTTTCAATGTCTTTACTTCCTCTTTGTCCATCTTTCCATATATACTCTTAACATCAGACCAATACCAATATAACAATAGCCCTATTCCCACAGGCAAGCAAGCCATAAGAAAGAAGATTCCGAAACAGAAAACCATTCTGTTTCTCATTGGTTCTCCCTCGGTGTAATCATGGTTGATATGCAAACAATACTTAATATAAACGTTTGAAAATTCGGCTGCTGCGCAGCCAATCTATTCGTCTTCATCTGGTAGGTTAAGTAAGTCGTCTTCAGCCTTCTGCTCTTGCAAAAACGTCAACTTCCAAAACACACGCCTGTCTCCCACTGGTATCTTTTCGGGTTTATCTCTTGCGAATTTAAATTCAAACCACTTCATAAGTATTAGATAGTCAGTATGATCCAATTCTGTTCCCATATTTTAACTTAACATATAGAGTATTTAAAGAAATTGCCTAGCTGGTTAGCTTAAGACCAGCCCTCCCTTTCGCAGTTAAAGCTACTAAGGTATGCAAACTCACACTACTAGGCATATAACAATATTTATATGCAAATATATGTTTTGTTATTTATGGTAGACTTTAAGATAAAGAAGGAAAAAGCAGTAAAAAAATGTACGTGTGATGCTGAAAACCGAGATATTTACTGTAAAGGACACGCATAACAAAAACATTACAAATCCTGACAAACTTTATTAAGGCGTATAATATAAGAAAATCATGGGTTTTACAGATACCATAAAAGGCTTTTTTGGTAAATCTAACGATATATCAAAGGGATATACCGAGTCTACGTCAAGACCAAGCATAGCACAACCATACATGAGTACCGATACTGGTGCTAAATTACCTATATTTCCATTCCCACTCATAATGATTTATGAGTTAGCAGATAACATTGATGCCTTAAGGATACCCATTGAAACACTTAATAGGGAGATGTTTAAGAACGGATTCGAGATTGTTGAGAGATTTAAGTATAAATGCGCAAATTGCTCTAAGGAGTTCAAATATAAACCAATACAGGAAAAGGAATTAAAGGTAAGAAATGCAGTCGAGGCGCAAGGCGCAATAGCGCAGGAAGAACAGATGGAGAGCGAAACAACGTCAGACGCACAGGCAACAGACAAGTTACAATGTGATACATGTGGAAGTAATGATTTACAAAGACCTATACCAGAACACAGAAAGATATTAGAAAAACTAATAGAACAGCCTGTAAACGGAAACAACCAAACTATAGAAGACGTAGCAAGAATGCTTGAAAGAGATTTGGAAATAGCAGACAATGCTTACATGTTACTTTTGAAGAATTATAACTTGGATGACACTACAGGTGATATTAATTGGGATAACACAGAGATAAAAGAATGTTTAAGAATAGATCCACCACAGGTTGCAATGATTGCAGACAGTGATGGTAGGATAGGTTATGACGATAAAAGAAACAAGGTTTGGGTTTGCCCTAGATTTGAACATAGGGATAGAAGACTAACAACAGACAGATGTGAAAGATGTGGTGCAGAAGCATTAAAAGCAATAATGGAAGTAAACTCTGTATACTCTATAGGTATACCACAGCCAAAAAGAGTTGTTTATGGTGAAGGTGAGGTAATCTGGAGAGCTGGTAAGTATAGACCTGCATTAATTTACGGTTATTCGCCAATTTATTCAGTTTGGTCAAAAGCAATGTCTTTGAGCCACATGGATGAATATATTAGAAAGTATTTCGATAAGATGAGACCCCCAAGGGGTATGTTAGTAATTGCCTCGCGTAATTACGAAACATTCAGAAAATCATGGGATTTATTAGAGCAGAAAGCAATAGAAGATCCTTACATGATACACCCACTACTTGTAGAAAGTGATAAAACAGGCAAGAACCTTGCACAGTGGCTCGACTTTACAGGTTCACTTAAAGAATTAGAGTTTATTGCAGTTAGAAAGGAGTTAAGAATGATAATTGGTGCAATTTATGGTGTTTTACCTCTCTATTACGGAGAAATGCCTTCTGGATGGTCACAAGAGGGATTACAAGTCACTATAACGAACAGAGCAGTGAAATGGGGTCAAGACATACTTTACAAGAGCTTTTTCAAGAAAATAGGTGAAATTTTGGGTGTAAATGATTGGGATTTAAAATTAAAGTCTGGAGAAGAGAATGACAAGCTAATGGAGCTTCAAACAGACGCTGCAGAGCTTGCAAACATGCAACAACTGCAAGCAATGGGATTTGAGATTTCTAGGACACATACTGGAGACTTTAAGGTGTCAAAAGATCCTGTTTTCACAACTAAAGAGATGTTGGAGATGCAGATGGGTGGTGGACAGATAGGTGAAGGACAGGAAAAACGAGATCCAGAAAGAACAAGATTCCAAGGAGAACCACAAGTGCCTAGATCTTCAGACATTGGTGGAATAGGTCAAGGTTCGCCTTCAAGTGGGAAGGGAACTTCTATGAGCAAGAAAAACTTTCCAACAGGAATAACACCAACTAATTATGAAGTTGTAAAGAAAACACTGCAAAGTTCAGTTGATTTTGGATGGACAAAGACAAAAACAGTAGATGAATTAAGAAAATTTGCAAGTATGACAGTAAGGCAGGCAAGAGATATAGTTAAAAACGAGTTTGAGTCAACAAGGAGGTGGGAAGATGGCGAAGAGTAAAAGCGTGGAACACACACATAAAGATGGTACAAAGCATTCACATGTAGACGGAGACAAAGAACACGAACATGAAATAACATCAGCAGTAGTTAAATTAAAAGGAGGAGATATTAGTGTTTACAAGAAAGAAAAGGTAGTGGCAAAACATGGAATTGTATACAAAGTAGACGCACAGATAGTAGAAGTAAATAAAAAACCAACTAATGTTTATTCTGCAGATTATAAACTAATAGACGACACTATAGAAGAAATTAAAAAGGCAAGTAGAAAGGTATCTACAAATGACTATTCAACAAACAATGTATATCTTTTGTTGCAAGACGCATTAAAGAAAGTAATATTGGCAGAGAAGTAATGGCTACCAAGCTTAATGTCGATACAGGATCTGACATTGGTGATAAGCTTTGGCAGAAACATCAAGATGATGAATATACACATGTAGACAATTACAAGGAAGCAATATGTCTAAACTGTTTTTCTAAAGATGCTGCTGCAGCAACCATAGCAGATATTTGTGGTGAATGTGCAGGCAAGCGTGGAAGAGAGTCACTACTTGCTACTATAACACAGAAGATGTATGGACTATGTTTCTTTTGTGGAAAACATCAGTTTAACATAGAACAGATAAACGCAAGATTCTGTCACAGTTGCCATAGAAAGATAGCCAACATAACAAAAGATTATAATAAAAGAGGTGGCATGTTTAACGTTGATCCTTTTTGGGTTAGCCTAAAAAGAAAACATGGTAAGGATTGGCAATATGCTTTTAACGATCCTACAAAATCAATTAGGAGATAATATAAAATTAACTCTATCTGATGCCAAATCATAAAATGCAGTTGGGCTTATAATTCTCTTTTTGTTTGGTCTCTCTCCCCAAAATCTATCGCACCTAAATTCAAGTTTTGGTTTTCCTATAAGCCTTGGATAGAATTCTATTCTATCTGTTTTAGGATTAAATTTAGTTTGTCCTGCTACTACCTTTATTTCATCTCCTTCAAGAAATTCTTCACAGCTTCCGTTTCTAAAATGAACTATTGTTCTCTCTAATCTTGGAGACTCCTTCAACTGATTTGTCTGTGTGACCACCCATAGTTTAGGCTCTCCTTTTTTGTTCTCTTTAACGTATAACTCCATAATTTTTATATCATAGAATTTTTCTCCTACTCTTCCTTCATATGCTTTCTCGTAGTTCTTCTTCTTCTCGTAAACATAGAACGCTGTTCCCATAAACTTTAATAATCATTCCTATTAATAAATGCTTGTATGGATAAAAAATCTAAATGTAAGAAGTGTAAGTCAAACATGTATGGTTATGCTAGAGGAAAACAAGTGTTTTGGATATGCTATAAATGTGGAGCGTTCAAAGGAAATAATTTTGATCCATTTCTGATACTTGCAGTTCAATCACAACCAGAATATCTATTATACCTAATTCAGTCCAAATACCTAGAACCTGTCCAATAAATATAAATATTATACATATATTCACTGTATATGGTTGAAGAGTTCATTTTAGAGCGTATAATGACTCGGATTGACCAATTAGACGAAAAAATAGACGATTTATGCGAAAGGGCAACAAAAGTAGAGATAACAGTCTCAAATCACCTTGAACACGTTACAGAAGGCGCAGCAAAGAAAGAAAAGAGGTTTTACGTCATAATTGCTGGTTTAGGAACAATTTTCGCCTCAGTAACTCTTTTACAGAATATATTATAGATAATCCTTATAAGCAAGCATTTTGTTGATATAAAATATGGTAGACCCAACACTTATTACAGTAGGTGCTGCAGTAGTCGGAGCAGGTTTAAACACCCTTAGGGGATATTTACACACCGAAGATCGACATTACTCCGTTAAAAAGTTAGCAGGAGCCATCATCATTTCTACATTCGCTGCAATAGCTATAGCTCAAACAATAGCTGTTGAATCTGTGGGAGTAGTAGGATTAGCTCTGATAGGACTAACAACAGGATTTGCAGCAGACTTTGCAGTAACTAAAGCAAAAAAAGACGATACAGAGTAGATTATTTTACAAACTACTTTTATCATTTTTTATAGATATCTTTATTAAATATAGGGTATCTATTTTTATATATGACAGAAGGGTACTTTATAAACAAACTATTAACTAAGGGTTTTGAACCTATCAGTTCTGACGAGAGATTCTTTGAGGGATTTCTCACAGTTGAAATGAAAGACAAACAAGGAGAAGTTACAATAGTTAATGAATTATATAAGGTGCTACCAATATGGATGGACAGAGGAGCGCCAATCACAGACACCCATAGTAATAGGGTTATAGGTAAAGGAATAAATTTTTCAAGAACAGAATTTACAGCACCAGACGGTGAAACATATCCAGCCATAAAAGTAACAGGTAAGATTTTTAAAAATTATGATTTAGATAATGAGATTTGGAGTAAGATTAAATCTGGAGAATACAAGGGATTGAGTTTTGGTGGAGCAACAAAGGCAGACAGAACACCAATGAGAATGAAAGATGGATCAATAGCATATGCACTATCAAGTCTGGAACACTATGAGGTAGCAGTATGCAAAGACCCAGCAGTTCCATTAGCCATAATCACAGATTACAACCCTTTGGCAAAATCAGTTTTACACACAGAGAAGAGAGGAGATAAAATGATAATTAAAACATGTGATAATTTTGGATGTTTCATTACAAAACCAATGCCTGACGGTGAGGGTGGTAAAGGAGATTTTGCTCATTGTGAAAGTGTAAATCAGGACAAGAGAGACCCAAGCGCATATTGTGGTCAGATTAAACATGATACAGAAAAAGCAGAAAAACTTGAACACGCAAAAGAAGATATTGATGAGCATATTAAAGAAATGAAAAAAGTAGACCATTCAAACACACAGGGAGATCAACATGCTATGTATAATCAAAACACTGGCAGAGAGACATGGATTGGACAGGGATTACCACAGCCAAAAGAGACAACCATATGCGAGCCATCAATAGAAAGCGAGGGTAAATGTATTGAACAGGAACAACCACTAGATGACGCTGGTGGGAGATCAAAACCACACCATGCTAATATAGGAGATGATACACCTGCAGGAGTACCAAAGAACGTAAAAGATGAAAGTAAACTTGATAGAGAAGGAAAACATAAACAAAAAATGGCGTTTTTCGAGTATTTATTAGAAGATTTGTCAAAAGCAGAAGAAAATATGTTTGGAGCAGGTCAAAGAGGCTTAGGATTTGACAAAGGAAGTGTTCAAGGAAGTGGTGATAGCACTCAAATTACACCTGTAAAAGAGAAAGAAAAAACACCAAAATCTATATAAACTACACTTATAAAGAAATAGTAACATTATGGCAGACAACGAAGAAAAACCAAATTTCGAAGAAAGCTCTAGTGACAAAGAAGAAGAAACAGAAGCAAAAGAAGAGAGTTCTGAAGAATCACAATCGGAAGAGCGTGAAGACGCAGAAAAATCATTCGTAGAAGCAGTAAAATCGACATTCGGAGACATCTCTGAGCAATTAAGCACAGTAGTTGATTCCCAAAAAAGCATCATTGACGCTGTAAGCTCTATTAATAATAGAGTGAAAGCACTTGAAACACCAAGCGACTTACCATTGAGTCCGAAAGGCACTCAAGGTGGAGACGATGTTGGTGCATCAGTAAAAGTTCCTGAAGAACCTTATCCACAAGGCAAACAAGCCAAACTGGATGATGACGGAAAGGAAACAATTAATGATCAATCAAAACTGTCAATTCAGGGAGCTATAGGCAAAACTGAATTAGTTCAGAAATCTGAACACACATTTACCACAGAAACTCCAAGACCAAACGCAGCCTTGGAAAACGTAGACAAATCTGCATCTGACCTCAGTCCAATATTGAAGGATGCAAGAGAAGCAGGATTTGAGTCACTTTCAACAGTAGCTCGAAACATTCTGAACGGTAAATATTATGTACCAACAGCAGACGAGGTAGGTAGATACTAATGGTTCAGATAAAGACTATTGACGAATTAGAAGCACTGTATTACGGATATAATAGAAACCTTTTGAGAAAAGCTGATGCTCCAGCAACTACATCAACAGTTGGTGTTTTTAACGCCATTTTTGGTGCATATGCATGGGCGCAACTTAACTTAGAAGCAAACGCATTCGGTATTTTACCCAAGTATCCTTGGGATAAATCTGGATGGAGGGTTATAACTGCAAAGCCTACTCTGAACACTAACCAAGGCAACACTGCATTGGGAGGTACAGCAGAAGGTGGAAACATTGCTGAAACAGTAAAACCAACACTACAAGAAATTGATGTTAGACCAAAGACAGCACAACTGCCTTTCTCAGCATCAGAAGTTATGGAGTGGCTGGCTACACACAGCAAAGACGACATTTGGGGTGGATTAGGTTCACTTCGACTGTATATGGCAGTACAACACAAAGAGTTCATCAATAGGATGCTCTTAGCAGATGTTGAAGGTAACGTATCTTCAGGTGCATTCGGTGGTACAACCGACTTTGAATCACTTGATAGAATAGTTTCATCTAACGCAGAAGAAACTGCACTAGGTGGAAGTGGTACTGGGGAATATGATCCTTGGGCTGCAAACGCGACCATTGACAGAGACTCTAGTTCAGACTTCGATTGTACAGTTGAAAGTGCAAGTGGCACTATCGGTACAAACGGTGTTTTGACAGACGACACTTTACGAACTTTCCTTAGAAAGATACG